AGAATAGCCTCAAAAAACGCGGCTGGTGTCGAACGCAATCTGCCTACAATAAACCCGCACGCAATTCGCAATAAAACCGCCCATGGCAAGCACTAGTAAGTTGACTGCTCGGGGACCGTCCGCGCCGTTTGCAAAAGCGCTGGGCTGTTCTGTCCGATCACTTGCAGAATGGAAACGCCGGGAGGGTTTTCCAATCGACGGCACGCCCGAGGAGGTGCGGGAGTGGCTGGATCAGAACGGTCTGGGCCGGTCTTACACGTCGGCAGAGTCCGGCGACCTGCGCGAACTGAAGGCCGAGTCGCTCAAGCGTGACATCGCGCTGAAGGATCAGCGCCTAGCCGCCATGCGGGGCGAAGTAGTAGACCGCGAAGTGATGCGGTCCATGCTGCGCACGCTCGGTCAGAAGTGGGATCTGCTGTTGCGGCTCAAACTGGAAGTCGAGCTAGGGCCGCGCGTTGCCGGCAAGTCCGCAGCCGAAGCGAACGTCGAAGGCTCGCGCATCCTGGACGAGATCCGGGAGGTGGTGAACGCCAACTTGGCCCGATTCGAACCGGACGTGATCAAGCAGTCCAAGTCCAGCGCGGGCAGTACGGAGGCGGAATGACCGTTACAAATCCGCCCGCCCGTTCCAGTCACTTTGTTCTGGCAATCCTGAGCGGGTTGGGTTTTGGTAGTCGCGTCATGAACACAACCACTCGCACGATCAAGATCGTTCCCCTTGTTGAGCAGGCGCGCCTGTTTGGCGTAACACTTGAACAAGTCAAGGCATTGGTTCTCAGGAATGCTCAAAGCATGATTGAGATGCAGGTCGCAGCAATCAAACTCGAGGCTAAGGGAAAGAAGCACCGCAGCGGGCTGACCGCCGCCGAGATGGGCGAGCACGCCTTGGCATACTTTGCCGCCGCCAACTCCTAAGCCGTCATGACATGGATTCTCCCACACTCAATCACGTCTCCCTCTGCGCCGGCTACGGTGGAATTGATCTTGGATTGCGACGAGCAATCCCAAGTCTGCGCACGGTCGCTTTTGCTGAGATCGAAGGTTTCGCCTGCGCGAACTTGGTTGCTAAAATGGAAGCGGGACTGTTGGACGCAGCACCTATCTGGACGGATCTTAAAACATTCCCATACGCCAAGTTTCGAGGATTGGTGGACATCTTGTCTGGCGGCTACCCGTGCCAGCCCTTCAGCGCCGCAGGACAGCGTCGAGGTAAAGACGACCCACGACACCTCTGGCCATGGATTGCAGATGGAATTGCTGCCATGCGACCAGCCGTCTGCTTCTTTGAAAACGTCGAAGGACATATCAGCTTGGGGCTGTCCGACGTTATCGAAGACTTGGCAGGATTGGGTTACAGAACAACGTGGGGCATATTCAGCGCGGCTGAAGTCGGCGCGCCTCACCAGCGAAAGCGAGTCTTCGTCTTGGCCCACCGCAACGACTGCGGACGGTGGCGAGATTGGACGTCAACCAAGCTATGTTCAGAAGCGCCTTTCAAATCACCCGGCAAATTGGCCGACACCGAGCAGCATGGATGGCCAGAGACCAACCGAGACGCAGGAACAATGGGAGGAGCGCAACGCCAAGAAAAAGCAGAAGAATCCGAATCTTGGGCAGCTTCACCGACCTTTGACTGTTGCAGTCCAACAGCGTGGCCGAGCCGACCCGACCAACCCCAGCACGAATGGGAGCCGCCTCGAGTCGTGGGCAACACCGAGGGCAGGAAAGACGACGGACGAGAACCCGGAGGCTTGGGCTGCGCGGAAGGCGAAGGGGGACGTGGCTACAATGCCATTGACTGCTCAGGTGAAGGTGTGGGCAACACCGAATGCTCGAGATTGGATGGGCCCACCGGGAAAGGGGTGTCAGGCCAAGGGCGGGAGAAACAGGTCTCTCCCAGCAGATATGCAAAAAGCAAACAACTCCAGCAAATTGAACCCGCGCTGGGTCGAGACGCTCATGGGCATTCCCTTGGGCTGGACTATGCCGAGCTGTGCGTCACCTGTGACAATCGAACCGACGAACTCAGACTGCTCGGCAACGGCGTAGTGCCAGCCACGGCAGAACTAGCGTTCAAAACTTTAATGGCTCAACTCAATGCAGCCGACTCCTGAAGAAATTCGCCAAGTCATGCGCGAACTGGGGCGACGTGGAGGGCAAGCCAAGTCTAGCGCCAAAGGTAAGGCAGCGCGCAGCAACGGCAAACTTGGCGGCAGGCCAAAGAAAAAGTGACGCACGAAGAACAACTACTGACCGACTTCCAACTGTCGCAGCCCGACCGTGCGCCAATCTATGACTGGGCACGTCGGAATGTGCAGCTGCCGGAGAGCTATGCGACCCCTGGGCCATTCAACGTGCGTCTGTCGCCGTGGCTGGTTCCGATCTTTGAAGCGTTGCAGAATCCGCTGATCCGGCGCGTACACTTTAGAAAAGCGGTGCAGATCGGCGGCACGCTGGTCGCGGACGTGTGGCTGCCGTGGATTATCGCGAACGACCCGGGACCGATCAGCTGGACCATGCAGACTGACGACATGGTCGAGCGGCACGCGAAGACGCGGCTTTGGCCGCTGCTCGAGCGTTGCCGGCCGGTGGCTGCCATGCTGCCGAAACCGGGACCACACCGCACGACGACCGAGATTTACTTTGGCGGATTCTTCCTGACGCTCAACGCGGCGAACCTGTCCACGCAGCAGAGCCAGTCGATCCGGTACAAGATCAACGACGAGATATGGCTCCCGCGCTGGCAAGAGGTGTACGGCCACGCCGTCGCGCGCGTGTCCAAGTTCGAAGAAGTCGGGCGCTCCAAGGTCTACAACGTCAGCCAAGCTCCGGTAATGGATGAGCAGACCGGGAACGTGGAGCACGCTTCCTTCACGTCCGGCAATCAGCAGGAGTGGTTCGCGGAGTGTCCGTCCTGCCGCAAGCCGCATCCGGTTACCTTTGACCAGAAGTCCGACGACCGCCGCGCCGGTGTAGTCTGGGACCGCGCAGCGAAGCGCGACGATGGCTCATGGGACGTTGCGCGCGCGGTGGAGACGACCCGCTTCCGCTGCATCCACTGCGGCGCAGAACAGCCCGACGCCGACGCGACCCGCGAGGGGTGGAAGAAGTCGGGACGGTACATCGCGCAACGGCACGACGCACAGCCAGAAAACCAGTCGTTCCGAATCGAAGCCGTCGTGGCCCGACCGATGCGGCTCTTAGTCGAGGAATTCTGCGAGGCCGAGAATCACGCGCTCCGCACCGGTGACGATCAGGCCCGGATTGATTTCCGCACGAAGCGCGAGTGCAGGCCGTGGCTGGTCCTAAAAAAGACGATCAATCTGTTCGCGGCGAAGGAAAGCAACTACACGACCGCCCAGTTCAAAGCCGGCGAGAAGATCCCAGACGAGGCGTTGCGGCTCATGGCGATTGACCGTCAACAGGATCATTGGTGGGTCGAGATCGGCGCGTTCAGCACGGCGACGGGCCCGCGCTACCGTCAGCTGTGGTTTGGCCGCGTGGACACGCGCGACCAGTTGCGCTCCATGCAGGCGCTCTATCAGGTCGCGGACGCCTGCGTGGCTCAGGATAGAGGGTACAGGCCCGCTGACGTGGACCGGGACTGCGCAGAGTTCGGTTGGCGCGGGATGCGCGGATACGGTCGGAAGACGTGGACCATGCGCGACGAGAACACGGATACGCTGGTCAACTTCCCTTTCTCAGATCCGAAGACCTCCGACTATCGCGGCGGTGACGTGTTTTTCTACGAGTGGAGCGGCGACTACTTCAAGGACGTGCTCGCTGCCGCGCTCGACGGTAAAGGCGATCTGAAGTGGGAGTTACCGGCTGACGTTAACCCGCTGTACGTCGAACACCTCAAGGGCGAGTCAAAGGTCGAGATCCGCGCGGGCGTGTGGGAGTGGCGCGAGGTCAGATCAAACGCGCCCAATCACGGCCTCGACACGTCGGCTATGCTCCTGTGCATGGCGACCATCGCAGGCGTGATCCGCTACCAGCCGCCGCATAAAAATTGATGAAACCATATTACAACGACAACGCCGTGACTATTTATCACGGGGATGCCCTACAGTGCTTTGAATGTGTGGCGAGCGTGGACTCGGTGATAACTGATCCGCCTTACTGCTCTGGGGCGTTTTCGGAAACTGCAAGGAAGGCAAGCAAGTCCCAAGGCTTGAGCGACGAGGGTCTGGCTAAAATTGGCTGGTTCACTGGCGACAACATGGGCACCGCTGGAATTGTTTGGCTGCTAAGAAATTTAGCGGTTCGGTCTTTCCCGATCATCGCAGACGGCGGCCATTTCTGTTGCTTCACCGACTGGAGAATGACGGCCAACATCGCTCCAGCAATTGAGTCCTCCGGCCTCCGGTGGCAAAATCTCTTGGTGTGGAACAAGAAATACGCCGGGATGGGGCAAGGCTTTCGAGCGCAGCACGAATTGATCCTTCACTTTGTGAAGGGCACCGCTCGATTTCATTCCGCAATGCATGGCAACGTTCTTGACGTTCCTAGGATGGACCATCGCCAGAGGGAGCATCCAACGCAAAAGCCGATCCAGCTTATGCAATGCCTGATTGAGACGACAACGCCAAGCGGGGGCGTGGTTCTCGACCCATTCGCCGGAAGCGGGACAACGCTTGCGGCTGCCAAATTGCTAGGGCGTCGCGCAATAGGATTTGAACGCGACGAACGTTTTTGCGAAATCGCCGCCAAGCGCATCTCGCATGATGCGGTCCCACTTGTTTAGTTTCCGCTAGCGCCGACCTCCCCGGCCCGCTTGGACGTTTGACGCCTAAGCATGGGAGGAGACAACCCGTTCGAAGGCTTAGACGGCGCAACGCTGGCCACGCTCAAAACCGAAACGCTCGCGGCTGTCCGCGCGTGTCTGGTCAACTCCTCGTACAGTCTCAACGGGAAGAGCGTGACCCGCGCCGACCTCGGGCGGCTCACGACGATGCTGGGTCAGATTCAGGCGGCGATTGACTACCAGTCCGGCGCAACGACGGATGTGACGTTCGTATCATTCAACGGCAACTGATCATGGACTCTTTCGACGCAACCAAAGTCATTCAGACCGCGCCGTGGCTGGATCGCGCAATCGCAGCCGTTGCGCCGTCGTGGGGGCTGAAGCGCCTTGAGTCGCGCGTACAGGCGGCGCTGTTCAGCTACAACGCAGCGCAGACTAATCGGCTGTACGCACCGAAGCAGTACGGTACGCCGAGCGAGTCGGGCGCGACGGTGCGGGACCGCATTGTCATGATGTGGGAGGCGCGCGATCTGGTCGAGAACTTCCCCGAGGCCCGCGAGATCTCCCGCAAGTTCGGCAACTATCTGACGCCGCACGAATACAGCCCGACCACGGGTGACCGTGACTACAACGGGATCGTCTCGGAGTACTTTCACAACTGGTGCCGCTACTGCGATTTCACCGGACGGCACACGTTCAAGAAGCTTGTCCAGCTTGCCGCAGAGAATCGCCCCGTCGATGGCGACTGCGGCTTTGCGATTCGGCGCGTAGACGGCGAACTCAAGATCCAGCTGATCAGCGGCACGCGAATCGGAAACCCGCTCAGTATTGGGGCCGAACCGGAGAATTACTTTCAGGGCGTGGTCACCGACGAATACGGCAGACCCGTCGCGTACCGCATCTTCCGGGTCACGCGCGAAGGACAGTACACCGACCCCGAGGACATCGCCGCCGCTAACTTCGTCCACTACTTCGACCCGTTCCGCGCTGACCAGTACCGTGGCGTCACGGACTTTCACGCCGCGATCCGCACCGCGCGCATGCTGTACGAGATCCTGGAGGCCGAGAAAGCGGGCGTCCGGTTCGCATCGCAGCAAGCCGCGCTGGTCTTCTCTGACCGTGGCACCGCGAACAGTCGTAATCTGTTCACGCCGAATCCGTCCGCGACGCTGCCGAACGGTCAGCAGCAGAAGAACGAACAGAGCGAGATTGGCAACATCCGGTACTTTGGGACGGCGGATAAGGTCGAGGTGATGCCTGCTCGCCCCTCGGCAGCGTTCGCCGGATTCGTTCAGCACCTGATGCACGAGATCGCAATCGGCGTTGGCATCCCCGAGGGCGTCTTGTTCGGCACGCAGAACTACAAGGGGCCATCGGTCCGCGCCGACTTCGCCGCTGCTGATCGGGTCTTCACGCGGCATCAGGGCATCTTGCAGGACAAGGTACTTGATCCGATCAAGAACATGGTGATCCTGGACGCGATTGCCCGCGACGAGATCCCCGCACCTCCGCGCAAGGATGGCGAGACCGTGGTCCAGGCGCTCAAGCGTGCGACGCGCGGTGAGTGGCGATTCCCCGCAAAGCTGACCATCGACATCGGGCGCGAAAGTGCGGCGAACCTGAACGAAAACAGGCAGGGCGCGAAGAGCCTCCAGGAGATCGCAGCCGAGGAAGGCACGGACGCTTTCGGTCGATTGGAGCAGATCGCGATTGAGGCGAGCTACGTTTCCGAGTTGGCGAAAACGTACAACGTGCCGGAGACCGCGATTCGCCTAGTCACGAACTCACTTCCCCAGACTGCCGCAGCCGCCGCAGCGGTGGGCGAGAAGGCGGGAGAGGATGCCGCCGCCGCTCAGGTTGCGAGCACGAAGGACAGCAGCGCCGAGCCTGCGCCGTCTGACACCGCGCTGGATGATTCGCGCATCGTAATCGACTTTGCCGAGGACGGCTACGTGCCGAATGACTCAATGGTGAGTAACGCCAAGCGGGCTCTTGAAGTGCGCGAGTCCAAGCCGGCATCGGAACGCGGCATGACTTCGGTCGGCCTCGCGCGGGCGCGCGACATTATCAACAAGCGTGCGCTGTCCGAGGACACCGTGCGCCGGATGAAGGCATACTTTGACCGCCACGAAGTAGACAAGCAGGGCGAGACGTGGGACGACCAGGGCAAGGGCTGGCAGGCTTGGAACGGCTGGGGCGGCGACGCTGGGCAGACGTGGGCGAACGCGATTGTTGAGCGGCTCAACCGTCGCGAGAACAGCGCTGACGTTTCCCGCGTTGAACTGCGCGGCGATGTCGAGGCGAGCTTCGCGCAACGTCGGCTGAACTCCAAGGATTGGCTCGCGAGTCTCGCGGCCATGCGGAACGAACCGAAGCCGTAACGATGGACACTCAACAGCAGATTGACCACCTGATCTCGCTTGCGATTGAGCAGCGCGAGGAACTGTCGCGGCTGGACAAGCTTGTTCCGTCTTTGCGCACGCAGCTGCGGTCCGAGGTTGAACTCGCAATGGAGACCGTCGAACCGCAGTTGCGGTCCGACCTGTCCGAGTTCTGCGCGCAGACGACCGAGCAGCAGATTGCAGCTCTGCGCAGTTCGATCCCGACCACGCCGGAACAGATAGACGCCGCACTCGCCAGCAAAGTAACGCAGGCTCGCGTTGACCTCGCCGCGTCCACGTCGGAGCGGTTCAGCGCGGCGGTGTCCGCGATTGACTCGCGCGTGGCTGATCGGATCGCGGCAGTTGTTTCCAAGCTGGAAAGTGCTGCGCTGACGCAACAGGCCGAGCGTGAGCAGGACCGCGCTGCGTTCGCGCAGCTTGAGCAGAACGTCGAGGAACTGAAGCGGATCCGCTCCGAGTTCGCCGTTGGTGACAAGATCAACCCGCGCGGTCGCTGGCAGGCTGGCGTGACCTACAACCGGCTGGATATCGTACTGCTCAACGGGTCGAGCTATTTGGCTACCGAGGTGACCAGCGAGCGCCCGAGTCCGACCGCCCGCGGTTGGCAACTCCTGGCGCAGCGCGGTGCAGGCGGCGGCGGGTCCGGTTCGCTGGTGGATCTGACCGGCCCGGGCACGGCGGGGCAACTCCTGATCAGCACCGGCGCGGGCTTCGTCCCGGCCAACCTCACCGCAGGCGCGGGCATCATCATCACCGAAGGGCCAGGGTCGATCACGCTTGAATCGACCGGAGGCGGCGGCGGTGGATCCGGCACAGTCACGCGCGTTGCAGTTACGACCGACGCTAACCTTGCCGTGACTGGTTCGCCCATCACGACCTCGGGCACGTTCGCGCTGTCGCTGACGAATACGACCGTCACGGCTGGGAGCTACGGCGCAGCGGGCAGCGTCGGCACGTTCACCGTTGACGCGAAAGGCCGACTCACCGCAGCGGCGAACGTCGCGGTTTCGATCACGTCCGGGCAGATCTCGGACGGCGTGGTGCGTTCGCTCTGGGGGCAGCAAGGCGTCATCGCGTCGGTCAGCTATGCCGCGTTCGATACCACGTCGAGCATCACGCCTAGCACCGGGCAGCTGACGTGGGACGGCACCGAGGGCGCGGTTGAGTCTGGACTGATCGGGTCAAACGTGCAGGCGCTGCTTGGCATCGACTCGCACATTCGCGTGCTGAATCCGACCGGGACCGCGATGACGAAGGGACAGGCCGTCGTGGCCGATGGGTCAAGTGGTACGCGCTTGTCTGTCACTTTCGCGCTCGGCGATTCCGACGCGAACACCGCCGAAACTCTTGGCGTCTGCGCGGAGGGGATCGCGAATAACCAGCAAGGATACCTGCTGACCAAGGGACTCCTGCGCGGAGTCAACACGAACGCATTCAACGAAGGCGACGTGCTGTGGGTTTCGTCGGTAACTCCCGGTGCGCTGACCAACGTGCGCCCGACTGCGCCGAATCACGCGGTGCGCATCGGCTACTGCATCAAGAAGGCAGGCGTGGCCGATGGTATCGTGTACGTCGATCCGCTAAACGGGTTCGAGCTGACCGAGCTACACGACGTGTTCACCGCGTCCGTGACCGGGAATGACTCGCTCTTCTACGACCACGCCGACCAGCGCTGGGAGAACCGCGCGCCGTCCGCCGCGCGCACGGCGCTCGGTCTCGGGACGGCATCGACGCGCAACATTTCAGAGGGGACCGCTGCGCCTTCGGGCGGTTCTGACGGCGACATCTACCTTCAATATACATAAGCCATGGCCGACAACGTAGGATATACACCAGGATCAGGCGCAACAGTCGCAGCCGACGAGATCAGCGGCGTGCTGTTCCAGCGCGTGAAGGTCGCGCACGGCGCAGACGGATCTGCCGTGGACACGTCCGCAGCGAATCCGCTTCCAGTCGATGTTAACGGCGAACTCGTCGAAGCGGTCGAGGCGCTGCGCATGGCGGTTCAGTCGCTCACTCGCACGCTCGGCCTCGTTCAGCCCGACACCGCCGCCCGTATGCGCGTCGTGATCGACGCGATCACGTCCGGCCTCACTCTCTCAACGATCAGCACCGTCAGCACGCTCACGACCTGTTCGACGCTCACGAATCAAACCCAGATCGGCAGCAATCCCGCCAACGATCAAATTCCCGCGCTGATGCGCATGGCCGCTGACTCCGCGCGCCGCAACATTTCAACCAGCTAACTCACCATGCCCACGACCAACGGTAACCGAAAGATTCTCGACCTCAAGCGGTGGGAGTTCTGCACTCCGGCACCGCAGGCGACAGCAGCCGCGCACTTCGTCGTCTCATCGCGTCACTTTCGCCAGCAGCAGTTGCTCGTTTCGAGTAACACCGCAGCGCACCTGTACAACCCGAATGAGGACGGCTGGGCGCAAGTCCCGTCGCCTGCGCTCGCGGGCACGTTCGGCGCTGGTGCGTCGGGCGTGGCTGGATCATTCTCGACTGGTACGACCGTTGCCGCGTCTTCGCTGACTGCCACGGCTGGCACGGTCTCGACGATCACGACCAACCAGACGCTCGCCCGCGATCTGCGCGGCTATTCGATCCACATCATGGCGGGGCCGAATGCAGGCGTGACGCTGGAAATTCAGAGCAACACGATCGGCACCAACGCAATCATCACCGTACCGACGCAGGGCTCGGCGTTCTCGGCCTCGACCGTGTATCGCCTCATCACTCCGGTCTGGTACGTCGTCGGCGCTGGCACGCTCGCGGCGGGGTCGTTCAGGAAGTACGACTTCGCGACGAACACTTGGACGACGCTTGCGATCACAGGTCTCGCCGCGTCGCTGGGCACCGACGGCAAGCTCGTCTCAACGCCTTCGTGGCTGGACTCGGGGTATGTCGCCCACGGCAGCGGCACCGCAACGAGTGCGACCGCAACGACCCTCGTCCAGACTGGCAAGACGTGGACCGCCTCGCAGTGGATCAACTCTCAGGTCCGCATCGTGTCCGGCACCGGGGCGGGTCAGATCCGCACGATCACGGCGAACACCGCCGACACGCTGACGGTTGCGACGTGGACGACCACGCCCGACGCGACGAGCGTTTATCAGATTACGGGCAACGACGATTTCATTTACTACCTCGGCAATAACGCGGTCACGCTGTACCGTTACAGCATCTCCGGCAACACGTGGAGCACGCTCTCGCCTGTTGCTGCTCGCGGCGGCGCTCCCACCACGGGCATGGGAGCTAGCTGGGTCTGGGACGCGTCGGCGACGGACTGGACGAACGAGAGCGCGATTCTCAACGGACGCTATATCTACTCTTTCCGTGGTGCGGGTGGAGCGCTACTCGACCGCTACGACATCGCGGGCAACACTTGGGCAGCTATCACCTACTCGCCCGCGACCGAAACCTTCACGACGGGGACTAAGTACGCATACAACGGAAACTTTATTTACATCCAGAAGGAAGCGACGGGCCGCTGGTTCCGCCACGACGTTACCACGTCGTCGCAGGACGGCTGGAACACGATGCTATACACGCAGGGCGCGGCGATCTTGGGCGACACGTCGTTTGACGTCACCTACAAGGACGGCGCAACTGAGATCGTGTACGTCTATATGATTCTGAACACGTCCGCCGTAATGCTGCGGCAGATGGTCATTTAATCTTATGAGTGTTTCCGATCTTATTTCGCTGCTCAAAAAGCGCCTAGTTTATCTCGGCAATCTGCGCACGTCGGCAGTTGCCATCGGTGACCTCGCGCAGGTTGACCGCATCGACACGGAATCAGCCGAGACGCAATCGACGCTGAACCAGCTTGAGTCGCTGTAATGCTGTTAACACTACTAGGTCCACAGGGAACACCGCCGCCCGTCACGGCGGTGAAGGTCTGGCTGAACGTGTCCGGTGTGTGGAAAGAGTGCGTCGTCTGGATCAACGTCGGCGGCACGTGGAAGACCGTAACGACGTGGCTCAACGTCGTCGGCACGTGGAAATGATCCGGGCCGCGCAGGCTTTGACAGTCCGCGCCCGTCCATGCTCAAGCTGATCACTCGCATCGCTGGATGGTTTCTCCCGTACCCGCAAGGCTGGGTGCAAGTCTGGATTGGTCGTCGCGGTCGTGGGCCGCGCGCGGACATGATTTATCGCGGCATCGAAGTAGACGGCGAGCGTTACCTGTTCACCGTTGAGGCAGTCGAACACGCACGGGAGCGCGCCGCGAAGCTCTGGCATCCGTGAACCTGCACTTTCTGTCCGGCATTCCCCGGTCTGGTTCGACCGTGCTCGCGGCGGTTCTGAACCAGCATCCGCAGCTGCACGTGTCCACGACGAGCGGGCTTGTCTTCGCCCTCGATGGACTGGCGAACACGTGGCACAGCACGCCGCTCCTGCTCCAGAACGATCCCGACCGCGCCCGCCTCGCTGCGGCCATGCGCGGCCTGATCAGCGGGTACTACGGCGAACAGTCCAAGCCTGCCGTGCTCGATAAGTCGCGGGGCTGGCCTGTGCCGATCATCATGCAGGCGATGCGCCAGGTTCTTGGTCGGCGTCCGCGCATCGTGGCCACGGTCAGATCAATCCCGGACTGCATGGCGTCATTCGTCCGCATCGCAAAGCCGGACAACCTCGACGAGTGGATGGACCGGGGCGAACTGGCAACGCATCTCAAAGCGGCGTATCAGTCATTGCGGGCCGGATACGAGCACGACCGGGAAAGCTTTCTGATCGTGGAGTACGACGACCTCATGGCAGACCCACGCGGTCAACTCTCGCGCGTGCATGAGTTCCTCGGCCTCGACCCGTTCACGCACGATCTGGACCGGATCGACGGCGAGCCATTCAAGGAAGACGACGAGGGAATACACGGTTATGCCGGACTGCACAACGTGCGGCCGAAGTTGGCCCGCGCTGCCACGCCGGATCCGCGCGAGGTGCTGCGGCACCACTACGCGCGATTCTGTCAGCCCGAGTTCTGGCTTGATCAGCCGCGAACCAAGCCGGAACCGGATCTCCTCGACCTGCAACTCGCCGCCGCAAAAATGGGCGATCTGGACGAGGGCGAGCGGATCGCAGACGAACTGGCAAGGACGAGGCCGGACGATTCACGCGCGGCATTCAATCGCGGGTTCTACGAGCTTCGGCGCGGCAATCTGCTGGAGGGTCACCGTCTGCTCTACCGTGGACGGCGCGTCGGCGTCTTTGGCGACCCTGCACCGCGCACGTCGGCGCCGATGTGGGACGGTCAATCGGGCGGGACTGTACTGCTCAGGCTGGAGGGCGGGCTAGGCGACCAGATCAACCAGCTGCGGCACGTCCGCGACCTGCGCCAGCGTGACTGCGCTGTGGTGCTTTCGTGCTCGCCTGAACTGTTCCCGCTCATGGAAGACCTAAGCTTTTCCGGCGTGGTCGCGTCCGGCCATGAGCAGGCAATCCCGCACGACCACTGGATTCCGGCCATGTCCGCGCCGCTCTTCTTTTTCCAGCAGTACGCCGACCTGAGCGGGCGTCCTTTCCTCACGCGAAGGGGCAACCCGCATGGACCGCTCACGATTGGCCTGCGCTGGTCTGGCAACAAGCAGTTCGAACACGAACACCACAAGCTGTTCCCGCCCGGGCCATTCTTCGACGCGGTCAAGCGGGACGGCGCACGCTTCGTTTCGCTGCAACGCGATGCGGACCTTGAGCACAAGCCGGACTGGGTGGAAACGGTGCCGCTCACTACGTGGGCCGACACGCGGCGGGCCGTCTCCGCGTGCGATTTGGTCGTTTCGTCCTGCACCAGCGTGTCCCACCTCGCCGCTGCTATGGGTGTTCCTACGGCGATCATCATTCCGGCCATGCCGTACTACCTCTATGCGCTCCCGGGTGATCGCACGCCGTATTACCGCAGCGTGAAACTCTTACGGCAACGGGCATTCGGTGACTGGTCCGAACCGATGCAGAATCTGAAACAGTTGGTGTCAGAATTTGAACGCGGCGCGCAATTGTAAGCGCCCGTGAAAGTACTGCCCGCAATCGTCTTGACCTGTTCGCTCCTGCTTGCGGGGTGCCTCGCGCCCGCTGGGTCGGCTGGCAAGGTGACGTTCTGGAATCCGACGACGTGGTTCTCCGGGTCAGCGGGACGCGATGCCGGACGGGCCGACGCTAAACAGGAGCAGGCTGAACGGGCTGTGATAAAAGCAGCGCAGAAGACAGCGCATGAGACCGCCGTTGCCCTCGCCAGCGCGCCGCAGTCCCGGCCAGTCGAAGTCGCGCGCGAGTCCGCCGGCGTCACGGTTGGCCTCCTCGATCAAGCAGCGGGACCGCTCACGGCAGAGGAGACCGCCCGCGTGCGCGACCAGATCGGGAAGCTACTGAGCGAGACGGCATCGCTCCGCGCCGAGGGTGAACGGCTCCGGGCCGAGAACCGCGAGACGGTCGCGACACTCTCGGACAAGCTTGCCAAGGCCGAGGCCGGGAAGGAAGCAGCCACGCGCGATCTGCAAGCGGCATTCGTGCGCGAAAACGAACTGGCCAACTCGCTGCGGAACCAGCGTTTCATCCTCTGGGCCGTGGCGATCCTGGCGGCGCTGGGCTATGCGGGCTTGTGGTATCTGCGCATCGTCTACGGCGGGATGCCCAACGCAATCGGGCGCGGGCTGGCCGAGCTACGCGCGAGGAATCCCGGCGCGGCCGAAGCGGCAACAGCGATCTTTGACTCTCACCTAAACCGATCTGAACAACAGCGCATCGCGCGCCACTCGTAGTCATGGAAGAACACGCCGCAAACGCCAAACTGCTCCTAGCCAATCTGGTCCCGTGGCTCGGCACCATCTTGAGCCTACAGGACATCCACGTCCTCGTCGCGATCTGCTCCGGTCTGGCGTCGATGGGACTGTCCGTTGTCTCCATTTTCTGGGTACTCAAGAAACACCGCGACCACGACAAAAACCGCTAGTTTGACGCTAGCCGCAATTGTATGGTTGCAACTGTCCCGCACTATTACGCGCGCGGAATCGCTGGTCAGATCGACACGGGGGCCTCCGTGATCCGCGACGTTGCGGTCGTGACTGAGGGCGTCGCGCTCGGTCATGGCGTGAGCATCGACGCGATCACGCTGCAACAGGTCAAGGCGCAGGCTGAGACGTACAGCGGCGGACTCAAGGTCAAGATGGACCACGGCGGGGGCGCTGCGGACATCGTGGGATTTCTCACGAACTTCCGCATCGCGCGGCCCAAGCTGATCGCGGATTTCCACGTCCTGTCCTCGACGCCGCACCGCGACTACATTTTCGAAATTGCTTCGAAGATCCCCGACACGTTCGGGATGTCCATTGCCTTCTCTGGCCCGACCGAAATCGGCCCGGACAATAAAACCGTGTTTCAGCGGTGCAGCGAAATCTACAGCTGCGACCTCGTAAGCGAACCCGCCGCGAATGCATCCGGCCTGTTCGCGGCCGCTCAACTTTCGGAGGGCGAGGACGCTCCCGAGATGACCATTGAAATCAACCTACCCATGAACGACGAAACGAAGAAAGCCATCGCTGGAATGATTGAATCCGCGATGATGGGTCTCGGTGAGCGCCTCTCCAAGTTGGAGGCGTCCTTTCCGAAGACCGAAGATAAAGACGCGGCCATGTCCGCTCGAAACAACGAGGTGAAGCTCGCCGCTGAAACCGCCGCGCTCGCCGCCGTCAAGGAGTTCACCAAGTCCTTTGGTGCTGCTCCGGTCAAGGCGTCCGCTCCGGCGGAAGCCGTCGCTGCCCCCGCCGCTGCCGCTCCGAAGAAGTTCGAGGAGTTGGTCACGGCCAAGGCTGCGGAACTCAAGGGTGATAAGGGCGCGGCCATCGCGTTCTGCATCGCCAACAACCAGCCCGAGTACGTCGCGTATCGCGCGCGCGTGCAGTCGGGTGAGATCATCAAACTCTAACACTACACTAAATGAGCACTCAATACTTCGGCGCGGGGACGTTCCTCGCTAATGAGGTGATCACGGCCTTCCGGCTGGTGAGCATCTCCAGCAATGGCGGTGTCGGCCTGTCCGCTACGGCGGGCGTGGTTGACGGCGTTGCTCAGATCGACGCGGCCTCGGGCGGCTACGTCTCGGTCAAGTTCATCCACGACGGCGGTACCCAGAAGGGCACGCTGCTCGCTGGTCCCATTACGATCGGGAACACTCTTTACGCCGGCGCCTCAGGCCAATTGAGCCTGGCAGGGACGGTGACGGTCGGCCGCTCGCTCACCACGACCGCTTCGAGCGGCGCGGTCATCGAGTTCGTTGCCGAGAACCTCTAAGAAATAACCTACCATGTACACGAATTCTGCTGCCATTTTCCGTGGTGACATCGCGGGCGTGCTTGAGCAGGCGAAGGACTGGGAGTCCTCGCTCATCGGCACGCGCGTTCTGCCCATCCTTCCCGTCGCAACCCGCGCCGGTCAGTATCCTGTCTTCCAGCTTGCGAGCGGTCAGCTGCTCAAGAGCGGTGACGTCAAGCCGCGCGCTGCCTACTCGCAGTTCCCGCGTGGAACTCGCGCGTTCACGCAAGACACCTACCTGTGCCAGGAGATCGGATACGAAGAGGCCGTTGACGACACGGTCCAAGCGGACATCTCGCGCTTCTTCAACGCCGAGGTGCTCGCCGCGAAGCTGTGCCAGCGCAAGCTGCTCCTCGCGCACGAACTCCGCGTGGCTTCGACGATCTTCAACAACTCCACCTTCACCGCCACGAACTCGTCCGTCGCTTACACGACGGCGAACCTCGCGACGATGAACGTTGCGCTCGACGTTGAACTCGCCAC